TAACTAGGTTTGACCGTAGAAATACGGAGCAGCATGGTGCTAATATGAATGTTCTTAAGAATATTGAAGTTAAGATAGATAAGATTGATGACCGTCTTGACGGTCATATTGATTGGCACACACATAAGGATGGTATGAAATGACATATAAGGAAGCATTGAAACGGGCTGTGGCTACATTTGTGGCTGGGGCTACCGCCGCACCACTATCTAGTGCGCTAATTGGTATCTCGTTCTTTAAGGCAGCCGCAGTTGCAGGTGTTATTGCTGTATGGAATCTTGTTGCTAGGTCTGCTCAAGCATGGAAGGCTACTGATGGCTCGTCCCTCTAATTATGATTTACTTGCGCGTTACCGCAAGAAAATCAGTGCATCTAAAAAATGGCGTAAAGAAGAATCGTATGACGAAACTTGGAAGCGTCTAGTTGACTTGTATCGTGGACGACATTACGAACACTTTACAGACGAGGACCGTATCCTAGTTAACATGGCGTTCTCTACTGTGAATGTTATTGCTCCTAGTATTTCTGTTAACTACCCGAAGATTACTGTTAGTGCTGTTCAGCCCGATAATGCTGCTCAGGCTATTATTGCTGAGGCTGTAGTTAACTATTGGTGGAAGCATCGTGACATTAAAGGTCAGTTCCGTCGTGGTGTTAAAGACCTGCTGATTGTTGGTCACTCTTGGATGAAGGTCGGCTATAAGTATGTTGAGGAAGAACGCATTGGTGATGACGAAGATGTCAACGACCCTGATGTTGCCGAGAACTATACGCAAACAACTTATAATGTTCTAGAGGACGCTCCATTTGTGGAGCGTGTATCACCTTTTGATGTGTTCGTTGACCCTGATGGTACGAGCATGGATGACATTAAGTGGATTGCTCATCGTGTTCGTCGTCCTATTCGTGATGTACGCACTGACAAACGATATAATCGTTCTGCTCGTGAAGATATTTCTGCTATTTCTTATTCACGCTACAGTACAGATGAACCTGCTCACCGTCAAGTACATGACCGCGATGAAGGTTATGCTGATATCTTTGAGTTCTATGACTTGCGCAACAATACTGTTAGTGTGTTCGCTGAAAGTGCTGACACATTCTTAATCAAGCCACAGAAGATGCCGTATGCTTTTGGTCATCCTTTTGTAATGTTGCGTAACTATGATGTGCCTGACCAGTTCTACCCTATTGGTGACCTTGAGGCTATTGAACCTTTGCAACGAGAACTTAATAGCACACGCTCACAGATGATGAATCATCGTAAGCGTTATGCTCGTAAGTATTTGTATCGTGAAACATCCCTTGATGCTAATGGTCGTTCTGCTATGGAATCAGATGAAGATAATGTTATGATTCCTGTTATTGGTGACGCACCATTGGGTGATGTAGTAGCACCTTTCCCTGCACTGATTAACCCACCTGAGTTCTATAACCAGTCAGCAATGATTGAACAAGATATTAACTCTATTAGTGGTGTTGCAGAGTTCATGCGTGGCAGTGTGTCGGAAATCCGACGCACCGCAACAGAAGTAGGATTACTACAAGACGCTGCAAATGCACGGACAGCAGACAAGTTGGCTACCATTGAATACGGCATTGCACAAATTGGTCGTCGTCTACTAGGGTTGTCCCAGCAGTTCTTGACTGGTACTCAGGTTGCTAGAATTACTGGTAAAGATGGTCAACCAGTATGGATTAAGTATGACCGCGAATATATTGCTGGCGACTTTGACTTTGAAGTTGTTGGTGGTTCAACCATGCCCAACAATGAGTCTGCTCGCCGCGCCCAAGCCAATGAGATGGTTCAAACCCTAGCCCCGTTTGCTGGTGCAGGAATCATAGACATGGCTAAGTTAGCAGCGTATGTTCTGCAGACAGGATTTGGTATTAAGAACCCTGAGTCCTTCTTGTCCGCGCCTAAACCACAAGAACAACCTGAACTTGCTGGTCCTCCGCCTACAGAAACATTGCCGATGGAAGGTATGCCACCTATGGGTGGCGCACCGACTGAGCAGTTGCCTCCTGAATTGTTGGCTATGTTGGCTGGCGGTGGCGCACCTCCTATGGATGGTATGCCACCGATGATGCCACCTATGGGCGTGTAACGAACGCTTGTTCTATAAGTAGAGCAACCATAATCGGACTCTAGTATAGGGAGAAATACCTTGGAAAACATAGAAGCCGTCACAGCCGCCCCCGATATGGGACAAGTGGAATCAACGGAAGTTGGAAGTGTAACTGAGCCTAGTGCGCCTAGTTATGATTATGTCAATGTAGAAGATTTTGGCGACAAGTATGTCAAAGTTAAAGTTGATGGGTCAGAACTTGATGTGCCAATCAAGGAAGCACTTAGCGGATACCAGCGTCAAGCGGATTATACTCGCAAGACACAGGAATTGGCTACCCAGCGAGAAAGCCTACAGTTTGCACAAACAATCGCACAGGCATTAGAGCAAGACCCAACAGGTACTATTGAACTTTTGGGTCGGCACTATGGAACGGGTAATCCATCCGTCAACCAGCAGCCTAGTGTGCCTGAATTTGCAGACCCTTTGGAACAGCAAGTGTGGGAAATGAATCAGAAGATTCAATCTTTTGAACAAATCCAAGCACAGGCTCAACTGGAGAAAGAAATCAATAGGCTGAGTACGCAATACCAAGATTTTAACGCATCTGAAGTAATCAATAATGCTTTACGAATGGGTACTGACAACTTGGAAGCGGTCTACAAACAAATGTCTTATGACCGTTTACTACAAGAAGTTAATACTTACCGTCAGGCTAATAACATTGCGGTTACTAAGGAGCAAGAAATCATAGATGCTAAGCGTAACGCGGCTTTTGTCGCTGGTGGAGCGTCTGCTAATGGTGGGGCTACTGAACCTGTTGGAAAAATATCATCTGTTCAAGACGCATGGCTGGCGGCTAAACGACAGATGGGAATGTAACCAAACAAACTCACTCTACTAGGAGAAATTATTATGTCAAACGCTAACTTTGATGCGCTGCTCTCAACAACGCTCGCTAAATATCGTGACCAACTCACAGACAATGTGTTCACGGCACGCCCATTAACCTACTTCTTGACCGACAAGGGTCGCATCCGTATGATTGACGGTGGAACGAAGATTGTTGAACCGTTGATTTACGGTCAGAACAGCACCGTTGCATCGTACTCAGGTTACGACACCATTGGCTTGACTGCACAAACTGGTATCACTGCCGCAGAGTTTGACTGGAAGCAGTACGCTGCATCCATCGCAATCTCAGGTATTGAAGAAGCGAAGAACAACGGCGATGCCGCTGTTTTGAATCTTCTTGAAGCCAAGGTTATGCAGGCTGAAGAGTCATTGCGTGAAGGTTTCAACACCATGTTCTATGGTGACGGAACTGGCAACAGTGGCAAGGACTGGAACGGTCTCGGTAACCTCGTTGAGGCTAGCGGAACTGTTGGTGGAATCAACCGTGCCACAGCAGGTAACGAGTACTGGCGTTCATACGAGGAAAACACCGCTGGTGCTTTGACTCTTGCACAAATGAACACCGCTTACAACAGCGTTTCTGTTGGTAACGACCATCCCGATATGGTTCTTACTTCGCAGACCTTGTACGAAAAGTACGAGTCGTTGTTGCAACCACAGTTGCGTTACACCGACACCAAGACTGCAGATGCAGGATTCCAGAACTTGTTGTTCAAGGCTGCTCCTGTAACTTATGACACTGGTTGTACTGCTGGCGTTATGTACTTCTTGAATAGCAAGTACCTCACGCTTGTTGGTCACTCAGGTAAGTGGTTCTCACAAACCGAGTTTGTGCGTCCCGAAAACTTGGATGCCAAGTATGCTTTGATTATGTGCTACGGTAACCTGACGGTCCGTAACGCTAAGAAGCAAGGTAAACTTACCGCTAAGACTGCCTAAGTCAAAGCCTAAGTTAATCCTTAGTGGTCACTGCCGAGGGGATGAAGCCCCTCGGTACACCTCTGCTAGTAAACTCAATAACCTTTAGGAGAATATCATGAAAGCAAACCCCGTTAAAGGTGGCGGTGGAGCAAAGGCTCCTGTGAAGAAAACACTTCAAAGTATGCGTGAGGCTGCTAAAAAAATGCCTGTTAAAACTTCGGGTTCGGGTACTCCTACTCGCGCTACTGCTACTACCGCCCCTCGTCGTCCTCGTGATGTCGGCACTCCCTATGTTGCTGAACGCAAAAGTCCTCGCGGTAGTGCTGATACTACTCGTTATGGTCGTGCTACGGGAACACCTTATAAGCCCAAGTCTAAGCCTGTTTCAAAGTCTGCTCTTCCTAAAACCAAGTAGGTAACGAACGATTTACTCATAGTATGAGTCAATCGCCTTCAGTACCAGCACATTCATATTATGGTGTGCCACAAAACAATCAACGACTTAATGCCATTAGTGGGGCGCGGATTGCTTCGGCATCTGCACCCTATTTGGGTCGTGGGAATAAATGTTCAGGCAACGAGGACACCTGTGAGGGTATGCGTGCCAAAGGGACAGAGTTCTGCATGGGACATCTGAGGTCGGTTAAGAAAGTTTCTGCAGAAACAAAGGTGGTGGATGATGGCACAAGTACGAATGACACGGACTGATATCATTAACTCTGTCCGCGAGATTACTGAAATGGATTCAGCCGATGTATCGGATGCAATCTTACAGTTATATATGCGTGATGGCTATAATCGTATTATTGATTTAGAACGACGATGGAACTTCCTTGAAGTTTCATTCAATTTTAATACTGTGGCTAATCAACAAGAGTATACTATTAATGATTATACTGCTTATGATATGCGTGAAGTTATTTCTATTCTTGACCAAGACAATGCTCGCCTAGATTATATTTCTTATGATGTGGCTGAAGAACAGTTTTTGGTTTTGGAAGAATCTTCCAGTGACCCACTATTTTATTCTATGTGGGCAGACAAAATACATTTGTTCCCTGTGCCTAGTGCTGTCATTCCTTTAACTGTTCGCGGTTATCGTACTCCTAACGATTGGGTTACTGACAATACTGTTGTTGATGGTCCTGATGCGTTTGATATACCTTTAGTTTATTATGTGGTTAGTCGTGTGTATCAGGCTCAGGAAGAAGCGCAAACTGCCGCTATCTATCAGGGTTCTTTTAATGAGGCTATTGCTATTGCACGCAAGGACTTGACTCGTCCTCCTAGTGCTGCTCCTACGGTGTTCGCTGGTGGTCCGCGTATGCGCCGTTGGAAGGGTCGTGACTGGAATAATTACTCGTGATTAATGGCATTAGAGTTGACGATTTTACGGGTGGTTTGAATCTTGATTCAAACTCTTTTCGCGTTAACCCTAATCAAACTGGTGACTTACTTAATGTTGACTTAAACCCTAAGGGTGGTGTGTCATCGCGTTGGGGTTTTACCCGTATGCACACTACTGCTATTGGTGGGTTGACTGCTGGAAACTTTTATCCTGATGGTCTATATAACTGGGCTGGTGCTAGCAAGCGCATCATGCTTGCAGCCAACGAGGGCGTATACTATTCTAGCGGTGGTGACTTTACTAATTTGTCGTTGACTACTAATAATGAGTTTGGTGCTAGTTTCTCTAACTGGGATAGAGAAGATGATAGCGTCCTATATATTGCTAGAGGTGCAGGTTATGTTACTTCTAAGTGGGACGCTACTACTGTTACTAGTTTGACTGCTAGTGGTGGTGCGGCTGGTGTTACTCAATGGCAAGAAGATTTAACTAGCCCTAGTGGTACTCATTGTCCTAAGGCTGAACATATCGCTACTCATGCTGACCGTTTGTGGGTTGCTGGTACTACTGAGGGTTCTAGTAACTATCCTAACCGTGTGCGTTTTTCGCACCCGTTGTTCCCTGAGTCTTGGCGTTCTAGTGACTTTATTGATATTGTTGGTGGTGGTTCTAAGATTACTGCCATCGTACCGTTTGGTGGTCATCTAGTTGTTTTCAAAAAGAACTCTATGTGGGCAATCTACGGTTATAGCGAGGACACATTTCAGGTAGTTGAATTATCTAATCGTGTTGGTGCTATGACTCCTAGGGCGGTTGCGGTTGGTGACCGCAACATCTATTTCTTTAGTAACCCTGATGGTTTGTTTGCTTATAATGGCACTGGTATTGCTGACTTGTTTGAAAACTTGCGTCCTCTTGGTATCGGTTCGGAAATTAACGAGTCCGCTGTTACGGCGGTTACTGTTGGCTGGTCTAATCGTCGTGTCTATCTTAGTTTGCCTAGTGGTAATGACGCGGTTGATGTTGCTACTTTTGATGACTCTACTTTATCTTACGATTTGTCTACACGAAAATATGATGGTCAGATTCGTGCTACTAAACCAACAATTAACTTTGTTTATGATGAGGGTGTCGGCAAGGGTGCTTGGACTGCATACAAATCAGCAGACAATTTTGGTCTATTAACTCCTATTGATTTCTCTGATGGTAACGGTGGTACTAGACATATTGCTATTCATCCTTATCAACCTTATGTGCTGACGATAGATGTCCGCGATAATGGTAATCGGGATAACATTACTGGCACTAGTGTTGCTTATGAGTCTTACTATGTGACTAGTTGGCAGGACGGCAAGAATGTTTCTGCTAAGAAGTTTTGGCGTAGACCTGAG